TCTGGATCTATAATAAGATCATAATCCTGGAGTAATGCAATACCAGATAAGATAGACCCACTGCGTTTAACGGTCGGGGTAATATTACATCCTTTTAACTTTATTTCCTTAATCAGTCGTGGTTCTGCAGAGTCCGACACTATAAGGTGCGGACCTGCATAACGAATATTAAAATCTGCTATTTGTGTTGTAGACATACCCGTTCTAGCATACATTACCTTCAAGAATATCCGCTTGTTGCCTTTGTCTATCGCCAGCTTCACAAGTGTAGTGGGGTCAACGGAGAAACCGAAATCCTGTCCGAAGATAGTCTCGTAGTTATCATTAAACTCTCCTACTCTCCAGTTGGTAAATATAACACCTTCTTGCTTTTCCATCCATCCACCAAGTATCTGGTGCGTATACTTCTCAGGTCTACGCCTACGTATCTCTGCTATCTGATTGAGGAACGACTGCGACAGGTTATCAGTGTTATCCAGGTATGTAGTATGTATATATGTAATGCCTGACTTAATACCATTGAAACCTTCTGGAATGTCTCTGTTAGCGTAGAAACGTCCCCAGATCCAGTGTTCTTTAGTGGTGGGGTTGAGTATCAGGATAACCCTATTGGGTTTAGTCTTCACCCTAACAGACTGATCAATCTTATCAAAGGTATCTTCATCTGTAAGCTCTTCAGCCTCATCTAGGACAAAGGTGGTTATTGCGTTTAACGATTTGAGTGATGCTGTCTGATTCCCTGAGGCGGTGCGTATCCCCTTGAATAATATGGAGGACCCCGTCTTGATATTTGTTATCTCGTCCTTCGTTATGCGAAAGTCCTCGACAACTCCCATAAGTTCTAACTTCTCAATAAACTCAGGAATAATCGATGAAGATGCAGATACCATTGTGTACCGTGTAAATAGTACCTTGTGTCCTTTCTCGTATGTAAGGAGTAGCAGGAACACGTTAACGGCAAAAGATTTACCAGAACCTCGACCACCTGTAGTGATAAAGTACCTGGAGTCATTACCAAACGATTTATACTTCGGGTTCAGATTCGGTACCTTCATCTTCGGATGTAATGTCTATTATGTCTTCTATCTCCTTGGGTTTGTCTGATCCTGTAAAGATGTTTACGATGGAGAAGTCTATATCCTTTGCTTGGGACAGGGCATCAGGATTATCCATTGCTTTACCGTATACGTACTCAATAACCATCTTACGGTCGTACTGCGAGTTCTCTGCCTTCTCAGCAACCATCTTCCAGAAATTAGCCTCAGACCCATAAACCTCTTCTATCGCATTGGTAGCAAGTATCTTTGACCTGTTCTTCTTAGCCTTGTTTATATTAGAAGGAGTAGCCATAGTCTTACGGACAAGTGCATCGCCACGCTTTGCACCGTTACCCTTCCGACCATCGGTCTTCTTCATATACTTACGCTCAGGCTTTCTTTGTGGCATATATCCTATCGTATAATTCCCATATAGCATCGTACCATTCAGTTTTGCTATACAGTTTTTCTCCAAGTTTAGTCTGACCCTTATACTCTATTTCTATACGGTAATTCAATCCTTCTGGGACTGGATATATCTTATAGCCTTTTTTGAAACAGTAACTTTGAGCTTCTAAACTCCTAGGAGCTTCCAATCGTCTCATAAGAGCCGATAATTTGCGTTTTTTGGTTCCTCGGTTCAATTGCAAATCCTTTTAACATTATCCCTATCCTAAACTCAGCATCATCAATTTTGTCGCTTGGTATCTTAAGTAACAAGTCTACAAGATGTTCGATATCTTTGCGATAAGGCTTGACTTTACTTAATTCTAACTGAAGGTCAGTTATTTTGTTTTTCAGGTCATCTATCTCTAAATCCCTTTTATCTATGTTTTTGTATATATCCCCAAGACTTCCGAACACCTCAACAGAAGTATCGTACATCTTTTTATTTAGTGAGGATCCAAGTATATCTTCATTAAAGTTATTCATAGCGTGAAGTATTGTAGCGTGGTTCTTATTCATATACCTAGCCACATAGTTCTTAGCACCTGTCCTAACACCAATCCGGCATAGGTAATCGTATGATATTTTGTAAAATATAGAACGAGCCATAACATTCTTGTGGTCTCTCAACTTATCTCTAAGATCCCTTCCTGTTACTGTTTTTACTATTTTTTCTATTCTAGATATTTCTGATGCTATCTCACTGTTTATTGTCATCTTCTTCTTTATTTAAATAACTTGTTAATGTTAATGTAGTGCATAATTGGCACGCTAATAATATTCCTTCGCACTCTTCATATGCTTCCAGCTCCTCAAACAAATCTACACTTATATAAAGTTCTTTTAGTGGAGCGCCAGCTATTATGTCGTGACAAGTTAGGATAAAATACTCTTCTACTATAGTACTTCTAAAATCCCACTCCTTCAATATAGTTGCTAATTGCTTCGCTAACTTTTTGTTTGCCTTGCCGTATATCATCTGAAGTTGCATCATATGTTTTTACCTTTAATGTTTTTTTGTCTACAATAACAAATGTAAACATTTTTTTATTAAATATAGTCATATAAATATATGCTTGAGCATCATATCCATAAAAGTCCATATTATAGTGCCAGGAGTCTATATCGGATGTCGTCTTAAGGTCGACAATCCGATCACCATTCAAACAGTCTGCCTTGGCTCTAAAAGGTAGTCCATCAACGTATCCAATTCCCGGCAACTCAAACTCACCTTCTTTAAATAATTCATTTGCCCTTGGGTTATCCATAACAGCATCGACAATGCTTTGCGCCCATACTTTTTCCTTAGACAACATAATCTCCTTACTTTCTAACGAGGGGTCTTTAGCGGCTTCCTTGTATTCTTTGTTACGCCTAGTAGCTACATCAACAAAATGGTAATAGTCATCTATCTTATCTTTTTCTAGTAGTGATACGTGAATAAGCCTACCTTCCCTTAATGGCTTCATATTGCTATCTAAGGGTTCTCTGTTTCCAAGGTAACTGTCAACACCCTCTAGTAATTTCTTACAGGAAGAAGAGGACAGAGATGCTTTATTGAGATAGCCATAATAGAACTCGTTATCGTACATCTTACTGACTATATCATCTATAGCCCAGTCGGTACCATCAAGTAGTCTTATCGTCTGCATCTGTTCTGGCTTTAGTATTTTTTTGCACCATTCTATATATATCTACAACCATTGACTGTAACTGCGCAACACTGCTATCTAGTTGTTTTATTTTTTGAGCTTGAGTAATTCGTTTAGACTTCATCCTCTATTTCCTTTTGCAGATTAGCTAACGCTCTCCAGGCTACTTTAGCTGAGTGCCTTACACCATCTGTGTCTATTGTTCCTGCATCGATGAGGTGACGCATCAAAGCGTCTAACTCATCTCCAGATTTACCTCTATCCCAATGCAATGGTTTATCAGGGTTATGTTGTTGCTGACCTGCATAACTGCATTTAGCGACCTCCTTAATTGCATCAGGAAAATAATTAATTACTCCAGAGTAAACAGGTATCTTTTTTCTATCTTCTTTTTCATCCATAAATTCATCTAAATAAAATGAGAATGTATCGTTTTTATTCCACTTCATAATATCGTTGCTTCTTTTATATTTAGGTATGCCACTTCTTTTTCTACTCTACACCCATTATGAAAGCGAGTAGTAGCTGGATTTCTTCTGTTGATTTCCCAGTCAGGCTCAACCCAAAATAAATTAAATAAGAACACGCCACCTGGAGTGCTACAAATATACATAGGTATGTCAAGGTTATCCTCACAAACCTCAATGATCGAATCAAATTTCTTTTTTTCAATAAGTAATGTGTCATAATGTTTTCTTCTACATTTAAGTTCTATACGGTGTCTAACCTCAGGAGAATAACAATCCCAACGACTCATCTGCGTTTTAGCTTTAACAAGATCAGGATACCTACTGCGTTTAAGGAAGTCGAATAAGTCTCCTTCTTCAATTATAGGTTCCATATAATGTTTTTAATGGTTTAAATATACTGTTTACAAAACAAGATGAACAGCTTGTAGGCTTCTTATTGTCATTGAAAACTCTGTTATATATACTAACCATTTCTACTACCTCAGCAGCTTCAAGTCTTTCTACTCCAGTTTCTATTATGTTTTGCATAAATAAAAACTCATCTTCGTTGAAACAGTTGGGTTTATTGTATGTGAATTTCTTATTAAGGATTTTCTTGCGCTCATCACAACCGCAATCTTCTCCAGCTAAGAACTTTACAGCTTTCTTTATTCCTGTAGCTGTAGTTATCTTTTCTATCGTATCACCTAAGCCTTTTGAGGCTGAGTCATACTTGGCTTTCCACTGCTTATATGCTTTGGTTCGTTTATCTTTTGGTGCTTCTGGTATATTCATATCTTATCGTAATCTTGATTAAAAAAATCTTCTATGTCCTCACCGAACTTTTCTTCAATAATTCTTCTGTAGTTCTTGCAAGAGTTATATATGCTCGTAAGTGAAATCTTTGTATCGCCAGCAATGTCTCTAAGAGATTGAGGAGTGTAATAGTATAACCTGAATAACTTTTGGTCATACCAATGCCACGTGGAAACTTCCTCATCAATGGCTTTAAATATCGTAAGATATGCCTCCTCCATACTGTCATTCTCCTCTCTTTCCTCTGGAATTTCCGCAAGAGACGAAAAGACACTGATGTTTTCAACATCGGAGTAGTCTTTACTGATTTCTGCCTTCTGACCTTTTTTAGCGTCATAGAACAGGTTACGTAAAGTGATATATATAAAGTAAGAATTGACCTCACCATCTTTTATTATTTTTTCAGGTTTATCTAAATACTTGTTCAGTCTCAAATACATATCCTGAACAATATCATTCGCCAGGTGTATATCTTTACAAATAGACATAGCCATTGAAATCCACTCTTTATGTCTCTTGGTCAGTATTTCCCACATAATACAAAAAGGTTATTCCAAATATAAAAAAAAGAAGCTGAATCACAATATAGTCTTCAACTTCTTCAAGAGCTTCATCCATCGCTGTATCTCTAAAATTAATACCAACGACACAACCGTAAATGGGAAAAAATGATATCCCGAACATAGCAAATTGTTTGGGCTAATATAGCAATTTTATTTCAATATAATTGCTTTTTCCGTAAAACTTTCTTAAATCTTTTACCTCAATGATATTTTGATCTTGTTCAAATATAGTTCCTTCCAAAGCATCTATGAATGCTTTGTTCAGGTTGTCTAGTAAGTCTGGTTTAGTTGTTTTTGGCATACCTAGTATTCTGCGTTTAAGAGCAGTAGACTTGGTAAACTCAAAACAATAATGAAGATACTCAACTATTATTGGAGTACCAGCCCTTATTATCTCAAATCCATCCCCCACCTGGGACATTGCACTGTAGGATATTTCTTTCTTAAAGTCAAGTATTTTCTTTGGTGTGTAAGCTATTCCGTTTCGTCCTCTTCTAAAGGATTGATGCGGTGTTGGCTTTATGTCAAAATGAAGTGTCAATTCTGAGTATGTCATCGATTTTATCTATTATTCTTGGAGTGCCTTGCCTATCCACCTCAAAGCTAAATTGCTCAAAGGGGTAGGACCTACTGCGTTTACATATAACGTCAACTATATCTTCGTTGTCTTCTTTTAGTTTTAGTTGTATTTGTGTCTCTGTTTTCTTCTCCAAGAATGAGCCTAGGTGTCCCGTAGGCTTATCGCTGTTAAAGTTACTGTGTATAACTATCATAATATGAATGTTATACTCTTCGCTCCACCTCATTATCTCTTGCACTATAGCTGCTGATTCTTTGATGTCATTTACATCTAGAACTAAGTCAGCAACACCATCTATAATAACAAAACCTGTTTCATCTTGATATTTTTCTAGATACCAATCAATAAAATTTACCCTTTCATTTGCAGGTAAAGTTCTCATTGCATACGGATCATAATCTAAACCATCATATTTAGATATATCCAGGACCCTGCGAAACACCTTTTGAGCGTGGAATATACTTTGTTCAGTATCAAAGTGTACTAGCCTTAGGTTATCCCTATGTCCTTTGATTGCGCCAGTGAAGTCGGTTTTACCAGAAAGGTAGGCTCCTGCAATCATTGATATGAAAAATGTTTTCTTGCTTTTTGGTGGTGCTTGTACAAAGCTGAAGTTTCCATAGGTTCCTATGGGTATTGGGTATGTGTCGTCTTTTGATTTATATGTGCCGTAGCTAACAGCTATTGGTGGGTACTCAACCTCTTCGTATGGGTTTACCGATAATTCTGATCTTAATTGCTCGTATCTTTCGTCTAATGTCATCTCTTTTAAAATTAGTGGTTAAAAAAGGGTGAGGTTTTAAACTCACCCTTTAGGTAAAACAAAAGAGACAACACTAGAACTCTAAATTAGAGTCAAGAGTTTCGGTTACAGCAGCCGATAGTTCTTTAGCTGCTTTAATATTACCATCGGTCCAGACAACTTTGCCATTTCCAATGTAAGATTTATTTTCTTTAGCATCTCTCTCCTCTTTGGTTTGAGAGTAGAATACAGATGCGTTCTGGTCGTATTGATTACACTCATCACGAGTAGATACAACTAGATTAAGGTATTGACCTTTAATTAATTTACTTTTATCGATTTTCTTTACATCGATTGAGATTTCAGTTAATGCTGCCATATTTATTTATTTACAAGTTTAATTTTCGCTGCATCTGATATATTGTATTTCAGTTGCACCTTTTCTATGTTACCTCCGTTGTCCATATAGTTTTTTACTTTATCGAACTCAGGTGTATTCGGTTTAAGAATAGCTTTATTAGTGTCAATCTTTTTAGACTGAACAGTAGCTTTCTTTCCGTGTGTATTAGTCGCATCAGCATCCTTGGTGTCATCAATTAAGAATAAACCATTTAATGCATACTTGCGAGCGTATGAAGAAGAAGATCCGAACGACTGGGCAATATCCATTCCTTTTCTGTTTGGGTCAACTCCTGCTGATGCAGATACATCAATAGAATCTTTACCATCAGTTATTGTAGCAGTTGCTCTAATAAATGGTGTAGAATCGTGTTGATAGAAATCATCAGTTATAGTCAGAACAATTCCTTGCTCTGCGAGAAGCGGTTTGACAGCCTCTAGGATGTCTTCACAGCTTCGGTAGTTATACTTTCCAAAGTTATTCCTTTGGTTCTTCGGTGCTTTCAGTCTCCCCTGAATAGCAACCAACTTATTTACTAGCGTAGTCATAGCGCAAATATATATATTATTTTTGATTTACAAAATAATATTAAGAGTTTATCTCCTCATACTCCTCACACTTAAAAGACAACATACCGATTTTTATATCCTTTTCTTCAGACTCCTGTTTAAGGCTTTTGATTAGTGTATTGTTTTCTCTGGATTCCAGATGTAAATTAGCCACATATATAGCTATCTCATTCAGTGATTGCACGACCTGAGGGTCGTGGTCTTTTAGTGTCTGTGATATTAAGTCAAAGTTATTATAAAAGTTTATCTCGTGTATTGCATCCATATTTTTATGTTTTATGGTGCTAATATATAAAAGTTTTTATAAACAAACAATGTAATATTATTACATACAATTTATTTGTATGTAATAGTATATATAATATATAATATAATAGTAATATATAATATAATATAAATATATAATATTAAATATAATATAGGGCGTAACCCCCTTAAAAGGGGTTAGCCCCTTATTTTATACTTCTTTCGTGTATTATTTGAAATGGAAATATAGAATCAGCTTTCATATCATCATTATCTACATAAATGTATTGATTATGTATCCCTATTCTGGTAAATCCTGCCTCAAGCAAGGCTGCTATTATCCGATATCTCTTATAAGAATGTTTACACTGTATTACTGCTGCTCTACCGATCAAGTGTGAAGAATGCTCAAGTTCGTTTATTTTACCCCTGCATCCGTAACATACAAATCCCTTGAGAACCTTGAACTTTAGCTCTGCTAAACTTCTCGCTTCGTCAAGCATCTGTAAGAAATGCCTGTCCATATTCTTGAAGCCAGTAGAGTGCTTACTGCACCACTGACAATCAAATTCCTCGTATTCAAAGTTTTTAAGCTCGTGTATACCCACTGCGTTTAAGAATTAGCCTACTGCGTTTAAGAATTAACGCCCTTGACCTCTATAAGCTTTCTTGTGTCCTCTCTTGCCTGGTGATGCATTTTTAGAATGCACACCTGGTCTTTTTGTTTTTTTACCTCCGATATAGAGACTATCTATCTTCTTTGCCACTCTTCTTTGATTTTTCCCAAGTTCTACCTACGAAATACGCTCCATAAACCGTTATAAGTAGGCTCTGGAATACCGGTATATACTCTTCCTGTATTTTAAACTCGCCTATATTACCATCAGTAAATGCAAACAAAGTGAACATAACGGTTAAGAATAAAAGAACAAGAGGACGGATGTTCTTTGATAAGAACGAGTCCGATTGCATATCATACTTCCAACGTGACG